TCTTCTTCCCTCACACAGGCGGCCGGAGGGGTTTGCTTCCTCCCCTGAGGAAGAAAGCTCCGCCAAACTGCTCTCCCGGCTCCTTTCTGCTCTCGAAGAGGGGGCCCGTCCTTGCTCCAACCCTCCCCCGTTCCTTGCCCAGATGCCCACACAGGCTACCAAGATGAAACGAGAGGAGGAGCCCACGGTCCTTGAACGCCCTGTGTGGCAGTCCTTTGTGTTGATGCTTCAACTACACTTTCCTGACCTGGGTGAGGAACTTGCCCCTGCTCTCCGTATTGCCGAGGTCCCGTCATGCCGAGTAGTGATGACAGAAGAAGGTTACACCTTCTTGAACATCATGGTACACACCTGGTACCAGTCGGGGGTAGAGATAGTGACAGTGGAGGTACCGGAGGAGGGAGCCTCCACCTTGACCCCTCTTCAAGAGGTGGCGTATGGGGTCCCGTATCGGCCTGTTACGGGGCTGGACGTGGTGGTCACACCTACGCTCCAGAGGTCTCTTGACAAGAGAGAAAAGCGAGTGCTCAAGGAGAAAGAGAAGTGGAGTCATACATCCATATGGGGATGTATTCAAAGCGCATATGCCATGTACGTGGAAGAAAGGGTCCCGCCCCCTCCTACCCGTAGGCCAACTCGCAAGACAAGGGCCTCTGGTGCATTTCTCCGTTGGGCCAGCTTGGGAAAGGGGCAGCGCCACTGACAAGGGATGACGGCAAGAGGCGAAGGACAGAGTTGTGGGTGAGCTATCCATTAAGAAAAACTGAGCCCCTACCCATACCGCTCACCCCTCAACCCTCCATTGGCTACCTTATGCCCTTTCTTGCTTGTCCCTTCATACGGTTGAGAGCTAAGATGTACTCCTCATACGAGTCATGGAAACAGTCCCGTGATAGTCGCGGGGCCCCTACACGGTCGGTGCAAGCCCCAGGCTCCACCTCGGGGCGGATTGCTACCATCCCCCCCAAAGAGTCCCCCCCAACAGACGGGGTCTACTCCTACAACCAGTACAAGCGACTGGAACGGGCCACCTCTGTAAAGCCTCCTTCTCGAGTGGGATCAGTACGCTCCTACCAATCCGTCCTGACTGTAGAGGAGCAGGTGAATGCCCTAGAGGCAAAAGTGGACGAAATGCTGCGAGCCCAGGAAGAGGCAAAGCGAAGAGAGGCACAGACACGTGAGCTCTTGACAGCCATACTTCACAAGCTTGAGCCTCCTTCCTCAACCACCGATAAAGGGAAGGGAAAAGAGGAGGCGAAGAGATAGGGGGGACATGCTCACGCCAATAGGTACCTTCTCTTGGGGCAGGGGGGGGCTCACGCCAAGAGAAGCTATCACCCCGACCGTACTAGGACAGATGTGAGACCCCCAGGATTAAGAAAAACTGAGCCCCTACACCCTCAGAGCTCTGCCTTCCCATCCATCTCTCTACCCTCTGTGTCCAACTCTCAACCATGACTTCTAATATCCCCGCCCTTTCCTCCCTCCCCTCTAAGGGGCTTGCCTACCTTGTCCTCCCCCCGGGACATGGGAAGACCGTACGTCATAGCCCCGCCTTTGGCCTCTACGAGGCAGACCAAGTGGTGAACTGCCGGGGAACCCCGGAGCTTTCCCGCCGCCGGGACGAGGCACGTACTACTGGTCACTGGGCCATGTATGATGCTCTATGGGGGTACCTCCTATACGTTTCAACTCCTTCTCATAGTGTGGTGATGGTCCCCACCACTGGGGTCGGAGTTGCCATGGGGGCTACGTTCCTGGGGGCTGCCTACCTTCCCATGGAGCAGTGGGAGTGTAATCTTCTGGCTCGAGCGGGAAGCCCAGACAAGTACATGGGCTGTTATCAGGATGCTCAGCAAGTGGGAGTGGTGATGAACACCAACGAGAAGCTGACTACGTATGTCCTAGAGCGGCTAACCCTCTGGAGGCGAGGCTCTACTCTTCTCTGGGAGCTTCTGCCTGAGACAAGGGCCCCTGGGGGTCCTCAACCCCACTCTTCCACACGAGGCCTGTAGCCCAGACACCAACTAATCCAGACATTCTCCCCCCCAAGGCAAAGTGCCTCCCCCTATACCGGTGCCTATTAAGAAAAACCACACGAGACACTAGGTATTGTGTTTCACCGCAACCATGAGCCTTCCTGAGACCACCCTGTCAAACCCTCTCATTGATGCTGCTTATGGCCAGTTCTTGGAAGTGTACCATCGTCTTCGTCCTCCCCGCCGTATGGAAACAGAGCACCTTGCACACAAGCTCCTGCAGACGCGGACTGGACCCTCCGCTGACCTTGTCCGACGACATGTGGCTCAAGACACACCGGCCTTGTCCAAACTGGGCCTGGACCGGATCCCCCCTGAGCTTGCCCGGGTTTACCTCCGTGATGTGGGGGCTGTCTGTCATGACCAGTGGGCGTCCATTTCAGAGCGTCTACGGGATATGTCCGCTACTGACGGCCCTCCGCTCCCGGTGGTGCCCCTCCTGTCTCTACACTTAGACAAGCAACTGGTCCAGGAGTTTCAACAGGCCCTTTACTGGCTCAACGTGGTGGACCGCATCGTGTCCTCCGCCAGGTCAAAGGGGTGGACCGAGTGGGATGGCAGTTGGTTCTCGAGGCGCTTGTGTCTCATCGCTTGGAAAGGGACCTACACTCTGTTGACCACCGATGTATGCCTTATGCTTAAGGATATGATGTATTCACGCTTCATCATTCACCTATACTGCCGACTTGATACGCGCAGGAAGCATCTTAGCCACAAACTGGAGCAGTACGTGGAGTGGGGACAGGCTGTGCTAGAGGACCTTGGGAATGAGGGGTACGAGGTACTAAAGGGGATAGAGGCATTGACCCAGACTGCCCTAATCCAGAGGGAGGAGACTATCCTGGATGGAGATGCCCAGCACCAGTCCATGCTTCAGAAGTACCGGGAGAAGGAACTGAAGATCGGGGGCTCAGGGAGACACATCTCCGCCTTAGAGGCATATCTCCAGTCGTTTGCGGGTAGCCGTGACCTAGCAGAGGCCTTTGGCTTTCTAAAACTGTGGGGTCACCCCTATGTGGACCCTGTAGCGGGATGCGTGTCTGCACGGGACATAGCCAAGAAGAACCTGAGCTTGCGGCTGGGAGACTGTATGCGGTTGGAGTGGAGTTTCTGCCATATTTACTGTAGGGGCTACCTGAAGAAGAATGGGAGATGGCCCCCGCTTGCCTTTACCCCTAAGCCTACGGGAGAGAAGACCCGGCTACAGCTGCTCTACGAGAAGTCTCATCCCGCCTTGGCCTTTGGCTTCACCCAGTATGACGCAGAGGACTGGAACTGGGTCCGATTCACTCCCCACCAGACGTTTGACGAGGGAGAGGACATCCTAAGCCTCGTGGTGGACAAGTCACTCTCTTACGATAGAGAACATTTTGATGCCACCTGGGGTGTCTCCCTCAACTATCGCCCCCCCCGTCCTCCTACCTCCTCCCGCGTTATGGAAGAGCTCATCACCCGCCCTATCATTGACCTACCGGCCATAGTGTCACGGGTGGCGAGGAGAGACATCCCTCGCAAGTGGAAGATAGTGACCGTCTGTCCTAAGGAGAGAGAAATGAAGCTTCAACCCAGGATGTTTTCCATGATGGTTCTCGAGATGCGACTTTTCTTTGTACTCACTGAGCATAACATTGCCAAGGGTATCTTTTCAAGCCTCCCAGAACAGACCATGACCCTATCCCGACAGGAGCTCATAGACCTGTTCTTGCAGTCCACCCGTCCAACTCCCGGTTCGTGGGTAAGGGCAGTGTTGGGCATTGATTTTTCCCGCTGGAACCTCCAGTGGAGAGAAGAGACAGTACACCCTATCGGGAGGCGGATGGACCAGATCTACGGAAAGCCCGGTGTCTTCTCAGTAGTGCATACCTTCTTTAAGGAGAGCATGTGCTTGCTGAGGCAACCGGACTTCCCTCCTGACTTCCTCGACTCTCGGAACCGTCACAACCCCCCTGAAGGGAGAACCCTTTGGTACGGACATCAAGGTGGATTTGAGGGGATTGCCCAGAAACTATGGACCGCCTGTACCATCGCTTTAGTACACATGTCCTTGTGGCCTCTTGGGCTCTCATACGGGATCATCGGGCAGGGTGACAATCAGGTGTGCATCCTGGACATCTACGTCCCCCGAACCCTGGGGGAAGAGCAAGTGAGGGCTTACATCCGAAATGTGGTAGACCAGGCTGCCACCAACATTGCCCGGGAGAGCTTGAAGGTAGGTCAGGTGGTTAAGCCCGAAGAATGTATATACTCCACCTGTTTCCTGACCTACGGAAAGGAGATGATCCTTCATGGAGCCTACCTCCCCACCTCCCTCAAGTATATCTCCCGACTCTTCCCCTCCACCACCGGGGACTCCCCTAGTGTTTATGAGATGATCTCAAGCATTTCCTCAGGCGCCGTGGGTGCCACTGAGCGGAACGACTGGTCGTTTCCAACCTACTTCCTCTCCAAGATGATGGAAGGGATCACCCTCAGCCGCGAACTGAAGCGGTCACTCTTCCATGCACAGAAAATCTCGGAAGAGGTTGGCCGCCTCATCGGACCGTCCCGGACTCCAACCTCCCCTGAGGAACGGGAAGCCCAGCTGCTGAGACTCCTCCTGGCTGTACCCACTAACCTGGGGGGGCTTCCTATCACCACCTTGCCGGAGATGCTGTACAGAGGTCACTCCGACCCCTTGTCCTCTTCCCTCCTCCACCTATGCTTCCTGGACAGGATTCGGGAGGTTCAGAGTTACAAGAAAATCTTGTGGAAAGGCTTGTTGTTGGACCCCAAAGCCGACATTACAGGGCTTATCTTGGATCCCTACTCCCTTCCCCTTCTGTCTGCCACTACCCCTGCCAGCACGGTCACGCGAGCAACATCAGAGATACTTCCTGTAGTTACACAGAATCTTCAGTTTCGGGAGCTCCTAAGCAAGTCCACGTCTGCAGACCGGGATAAGTTGGAAAAGTGGTTGGGGAGCATGCGCCCGTTCTATCCGAAGATCGCTCACGACCTGTATAAGGCTTCCCTTGTTGGGGTTCGAGATGCCTTTTCTAGGAGGTTCTCCAACACTCGGACCGTTCTGGCACTGAGTAGGAAGGCAGGGATTTCAATTGCAGATGTATCCCTCACTGCCGACTTGCGCTACTTCAAACGCGTGTTGCAGGGTTTTTCGTTGATCTGGAAGGTACCCGCCAATTCCCCTGAATTCCAGAGGGGGGATATCTATCACGTGTGTAGCACTCTTCGAAAGGCATGGCTTCGGGGGGAGGAGCTTCTTGGAATAACCACAGCCCACCCTCTGTCCGTCGGTCATCTCCACTGGCTCCCGTACATGCAGGGTATTCCCCCTCCCTCACCGTGCCTTGTGGTGGTGTCTTTTTCGACAGCTTCCGACCGGTCCCTGATGTCCCGAGGACCCTCCAACCCATATCTAGGTTCTTCCACATCTGACAAGTCTGTTGCCAAGTGGGTTCGACCGGTTGATACCTCTCCCCCCCTCCTCGATGTCCTTAAGATTCTAGCCGTGCGAGATATGGTTTCAACTCCGGGTGGGCCTTTTTACCAGGGGCTCACAGCATTGGCACAGTCCCGCTCACGGATCTGTGTGGAGGACCTGGTGTCCCTACTCCGGGTAAAGATAGGGGGGGTACTGGCCCACCGGTACCAAACGCGTGATGATGCCCGGGGCTCCTTCTGGAACAGCTGCTTTAACTGGCCAAGTCATCTTACCTTCTCCACCAACCTGGCAGGGGAACTAGGGGCCAAAGACTACCCGTACGACTTTCAGGAGGCCATGCTGTCCATGGCCGCCCTCACTTGTTGGACATTCTCTCAAACGCGGACGGAGGCCCCTTGGGGGCTCTGCCTCACAGCGGACCTCTCCCTAATGGAAGAGGTAGGAGATAGGATGGTCACGTCAGAGGACTACTCCCTTCCCCCAGGGACCTCGTCGCAGAATTACTATGCGGCCGTCCAGCAGGTAAATGTGTCCACTAATGCCCTAACAGCT